ACCCCAGACCAATCTGTGTCAGATGATCTTTTGAACTGAACCTCTACTCGTTCAACAGCAAAGGGGGTAGAAGATGTCACATCAACATAGATAGCATTTGTGATGTGTTCGTTGATAATCCTGACTTCACTGTCTAGGGCAATACCAATAGCAGGAACAAGGAAGGGGCTAGGAAGAGTTGTGTTGTTGCTTTCAAAGACAGAGGCACTTTCATCTGTGAACACAGCAGAACTGATTTCACGAAGGGTCATCTGAACTTGCAGATCAAGGCCCTCAGTCAAACCAAAGGTCCAATTGGTCACTTCAAAGGCTTTGTTGCTCCAACCGAAACGAGTGTTGTTCACATAGACGAAATCACCAACATCAACTTGGAAAGCCTTCAAGCCAAAGGAAGCAGAGAAGGTCAACTGTTCACGATTACGACGAAGTGCGATGTTAGCAATACGCTGTGCAGTCTTAGATGAAGTTGTAAATGGCAACGAGAAATCAAGAGTGTTGACAAGATTGTTGTCAGCAGACACAAAAGCTGGATCACTCACAACAGGGTAATCAGCCTCTTGCCAATCACTCTCAGCACCTTTGAACTTACCTTTGACAGTGTTGAAGTTGCTTCCACGAGAGTGTCTAGTAGACAGGCTGATACCGCTACGGAGATCATTCTCGTCAAGGGTGATAGTTGGTGTGGTATACCTAGCAGCCTTCATACGCCACTTGCCTTGAGAGTACCACAACAAACCTCCCATAGAGGTGAGCATGTCTGAAAGGATTTGGCTAGGCTCAAAGCTGGTTATGAAGTTACCATTGCAAGAATAACGCACCTCACTGTCAACAGTATCATCACACCAGTCAGCAGCATCTTCTACAAGATTATCTTCGATGCTACCAGAAGGTTGATCCAAACCATAATCAGAAGCGATGTAGTCTCTCAGACACAACGCCGGATTATCTGACCAAGCAGTGGTGCTAGTACGGGGGTCAAAGACCTTCTTACCACGGATGGTTGCTGAGACAGCAGGGATACCATTAGGGAAAGCGTCTGCACTGTACTTAAAACGGACATAGAGGTAAGCAATACCTTGCAGTCTGTGAGCAGAGGTCCAACGGCCATCAGTTAGTGCAGATGTCTCACTGATAAGGTCCGCATCAGCAGTTTGTGCTGTAGTACCGTAGTATTGCTTGATACGGACAAAGCCATTATAGCGAGAGGGTGAAGTGACATTACCGTTCACATCAAGGGTAACAACTTCGTCATTCAAATAGATTTCTTGATAGCTATCTACTTCGTGACCAGCAAAGGCCATGATGCGATGAAGAAACTCATTGTTTGTTCCTGTGGAAGCATCATAGACACGAACACCCCCAACACGAACTTCGCCATAGATTATCTGGTGGTCTAGGGCAGCACCACTTTCACCAGCAATGCTGTAACCACGAGAAGTTGCACCAAGACTGGGTTTAGGGGTCAAGGCGTTAAGGGCCACACCCATTGCGGTAGAAATAAGGAAGTGAGTGAAAAAGGTTCCAGCCGCTCCAGCACCAAGAAGGAAACCTCCAAGAAGCGTTCCCCCTGAAAGGGCTGTCATCCCGGCAGAGACAAGTCCAATAATTGCAGATGCAGCCATTCTAGTTCAACCTCTTCTCAAATTTAGTCTCGACCTTGACATAACCAAGCCTAGACAAGAGGCTAGAAATATCAAACCTCTCTGTGTAAGTTATTTGCAACTGTTCAAACCCATCTTCTCGAAGACATGCCTCCACAAACTTAAACAGCTTTGCTCCAACAAGACCTTTTCTGTGGTCAGGGTGAAGGAAGATAACATCATTGGCAACAATAAACTTACCTTTGGAGTGAAGACTGGGACTTATTACAACAGAAAAATACCCTACAAGTTTCCCATCAAACCTTGCCGTAAACACCTTTAAGGCTTCATTGTCTTCTAAGACTTGATAAAGTTCCCAATCTGGGTCAAGAGGGAACCTGCCCACTTCTGACCAATCTAGGAACAATAATTCAGAAACTTCTGGGATAACTTTGTATAGAGGTTCTTGTTGGTAGGTGATAGGCATGTCGGGTGCCTCCAGTATTAGTTTCCAGTCCTTCCCCAGAAGATTTCTTTGTCTTGTAAGGATGCCACAAACTCTAGGCCCCTGTCGCTAGGAAAGCGAGACTTCTGATCCTCATTGGTAAAGCGTCTAACAACAGGGCGTTCAAGTTTAATCAAGACGTTCTCAACAGTCACAGAGATTGTGGCAGTAGAAGACTCTTCTGAGATATTCATCTGGTCAAGTTCACCAGCAAAGACCTCTGCGTAGTCGCTAGGTGCGCTAGTCATACCAAAGTAGATACGACACTCACGACCTTGATAAGGCTCAGTAAGGGCTAACGACAAGAAGCTGGAAGGTATACCACTCATCGTAATGGTAGCACCCTTAGCTTCAATCTCTGTGGTTTCCTCAACAGAGGATACATTCAACAGTTGACCTGCACCAAGATATGTCTTAGCACCAATCGTCAGATCACCGTAGCCTGACCACACATACAGAGGTCCACTGGAGAAATCAATGTCAATGGCAAAGAAGGGATAAACCACACCATCGTCAAGAGAAGCCAGAAGACTTGCAGAGATGTCTCTACTCATAGTGCCTCCACACAGTCAAAGGTGATGCCGTAGGAACTGATCTCGTTGATGCTCCACTGAGTGATGTTATCCTTGAGACGGAACCTTCCCTTGGCTTCTGTAAGGTCTACAGCAGCATCAGTTACACTCTCACGAAGTGCAGGCCAGATTTCAATAGTACCATTGCCAGAACGATCCTGAACTACCTTGTGTAGTCTAGTAGACGAACCACTTCCAAGGGAGATATAATCACCAGCCAACAGAGTGCCAGTCATAGTGATTGTGGGAGAAGTGCTTCCAGCAGACCCAGTAAGGGTAGCCGAGGTAGCAGTGCCACGAGGGGCAGGACAGTTAGGGTCAGACAACAGGAAAGTCCCCACCTGACCATAAAGGCTCAGAAGGAAAGCAACCCAACTCTCAGCATCCTGCCTCTTCATAGGTGGGAGAGAGATAGATGCAGCCCACCTTTGACCGGGATGGGCTACAACTTGTTGTTGGAACGTGAAGGGGGATTGACTAATAGCTACAGCGTTTTCAGCCATAAGGGTAATGTTGGCAATACCAATATTAGTCGGGGTATTAACTGGGTATGAGATAGCCATTCTATATCCTTACGAGAACGCAGCTTTCATTTGACCACCACGAAGACGGGCATCAATAACAGCAGCTTTTGTAGCATTAGTAATCTGTGGGATCATCTTAGCAACTTCGGCACGAACCATAGCAGCGTCACTACCCGTCACAGAGATGTTGTTCTGAACAGTGATACCACCAGAACCACCAGCAGCATTAGCAGTCTGGTTAGCATTGACCACAGTACCAGAGTGACGAGGGATGACTAGTTCAGGACCGTTCTCACCTACGAGGTAAGATTTACCCGGCATTACGGAACCACCAGTTGCTAGTCCAAAGGGCAATCCAAGAGAGCCTGTAGACTTGCCAGAGAACATTCCAATAGCACCAGAGATACTTCCTACGAGACGCTGAACCACAAGAACACGGTACAGTTCTTTGATAATGTCTCGTGCCATGCTTCTGAAAGCACTCTTGACAGACTTGGTGCCATCGACCATAGACATGAAACCATCCTCAAGAGAACTTTCGATGGATTTAAGAATAGTCTGTCTTTCTTTCTCAGCAGCAGTAAGTTCTTTGACAGCTTCTGTCTCTTTCTTGATGCGGGCTGCACCTCCGCCACTTTTAGGTGGAGTGGTATAACCAAAAGAACCAGCAACACGAAGGCCTAGTATGTCAGACTGATTAAGCGCGCCCCTTCCACTGTACGTCCCACCACTAGGGTCATTTCCGCCAACACCTTGTGGGCCTAGAGCAGCAAGTCTAGATGCAGTATCTAAGGAAATACCCAAATTGCCAGCCAGACGAAGAGCCTCAGTAGCTGCGGTAGAAATGTTGGAGAAGTCGATGTGTGAGAGTTGTTGAGCGGAGACACCAGCTTGACTTGCAGCTTCTGCTAGGGCTTCGGCTTCGGCCTTAGTACGGCCCATAACCTCAATCTGTGAAATGTAAGATTGAACAAGTTCTTTGGCATTTTGAAGTTCTACTTGTTTATCGTAGACAAGGCCTTTCTGGATGCCAGCAGCTACAGAAAGGCCACCATTAAGCATGTTCTGTGCTTCAGCAAAAGCCCTTTGTTTAGCTGTCAGTTCATTAAGGTTTATTACCAGATCGCGGTAGTTTTTAACAGCAGCTTCGATAGCAGCTTTCTCATCTTCGGTAGGTGCGAACTGCCCTCTTATTTTAGTCTGCGAAGCAGTAAGCCTAGCAACTTCCGCTTGGGCATCCATCATAGCCTTACGAGCGCCAGAAACAGCAGCGTCTTCTGTCCCAAAGGTTAGCTTATTGATCTCAGCTTGGGTAGACTGAATTGCGGATTTGAGACTGTCAAGGGCCTCTTTATACTTGTCTACGCCTTCTGCACCTTTGTCAGCCTCCTCACCAGTCCGCATGAAAACCGCACCAATGGCAGTCAACAGGGGGATAGCAATACCAAGACCAGAACTGAGAGCGATTAACTTGCCGACAGACATCCCAAGTACACCAGAGAAAGCTGGCAGGATGCCTACTAGCTGTGTAGCTTGTTGTCCAAAGGCTACAAGAGGGTTAGTTCCAGATTGAACCTGAACCAAGAAGTCACCAACCTGATAGCCCACTTGTTGTGTAGCCATACCCATCTGACCCATGCCACGACGAGTATTAGCCAAAGCAGATTGGAAACCTTGCATACGTTGACTGGCTTGTTGAAGTTCTTTAGCAGAGAACCTCTGGAAGGAAGCGCTAGTGTCGTCTGTGGTTTTCTTGAGGTTCGCCATAATATCGCGGCTACGCTTCAAGTCAGCCATAACTTTCTGGGTTGCTGCCGATACTTTAGCCTCTGCCGCAGCTACATTGTTGAGGTCTTTAGCCAGTTCCCTAACGACAGGTTGCCCACGGACATCAACAAGGATACTTACTGTTCCAAGATCACTCATTTGTTCACCGTCCTTAAGAAAACTGCATCCAGTCGTTTAACTGCCTCAATCTCCCAAGGCAGTAGTTTATTCTGTGTCATTCGTTGCCAAGCATCAATCTCTTGGTAACTGATCGGTAATGGTCCTGAGAACCCTTGACCTCTGGTGTTGTTGAGCAACAAAAAAGCAGTCCAGACATATTCCAGTAACTCTGGGAATTGTGGTCCCTGTAGAGCCAATGGTGTTAGTCCAGACTGCCTTTCTACTTGTTGTAGGTGTTCACGCTCAGTTACACCATCTT